AACGGGTCGCTGATTTCGATGGGCTACTGCAAGGATGCCGCGGACGTGGCGCAACATCTCGGCGCCGAGTGGGATGACATCGTGATCGAAGAAGGCAATTCGTTTCTGCCGAACGCGCTCACGGAGATTCCCGCGCGTGACCGCGGGTCATTCCTGGCGCAACGCAACGGCGCTCCTCGAGACGGGCGCACGCTCATCTTGGCGAATCCCGGTGGGCGCGGGATGCTGACGCTTATCGACCACTACATCAAGCGCGATCCCGACCCGGATGAGTTCCCTGCGTATAATCGGGACATGCACGGGTTCATCCACGCGACGCTGGACGACAATCCGTATCTCTCGGAGGACTACGCCGCGCGCACGCTCGGCGGACTGACGGCGGCACGCTACAAGCAATTGCGCTACGGCGATTGGACCGTGACGGCTGGTCAGTTCTTCTCGGCGTTCACCAGTGAAACGCATATCGTGGAGACACGCTGATGCTCACCATTCCGTTGCTGTTCACCATCGCGGCCGGTTGCTTCGCGGTTGCGGAGCTTGTGCAGTCCTACAAGAATCTGCTCGCGTGGGCCGTGCTCTTGCTCTCGCTCGCGTCGCTCTGGTCCCTGTTGCCCAAGTGACAACCTGGGGCGCGTGCCTGCACTGGAGCTACGCGACTCGCGCGTGGCTTGGCTTCTGCCAGTCGCTACAGGGCGGACGGATGCTCGTGCGTCACGAACTCACGTTCATTCGCACGGCGCCGGAAGATGCCGCGAAGATGATTCTCAAGCGAGCGCGTGAACTCAACATCCCGTTGACGTCCGTGCTCGCGCAACCCGATCTCTTTCCCAAAGAGAAGCATCGCGGAGAAACGATCTCGCAGACGTTCGCGCAGCACGGCGTGATGCTGCGTCCCGGCGATGATGACGCGGTCAACGGCTGGTCGAGACTGCGCTCGTGGTTTCAGTTGCGCGACGGTGTGCCGGCGATGCAGATTGATCGCGCGTGCGTGCATCTGCTTCGCACGCTGCCGACGATCATCGCGGACGAAAAGAATCCCGATGACATCCAAGACACGCCCGACGCGAATCCCGTCAAGGCGCTGCGCTACTACGTCATGAGTCGGCCGCAGCCGTGGCAACGTGATCCGGCTGAAGTTCCGGGACCAGGGACGTGGGGCTACGAGCTTCGGCACGTCGGCAAGGCGCCGAGTCGAGAGTTCGTCGGCTCGAGCCTCTATTCCCGCTGACCCGTGCTATCTTTAGGCGCCGATGTATCCGCCGACTGACCCGCCCGCACTTGATGCCGCGGCGCCCGCGTCGGCCGAACTGCCGTTTGACAAGTCCGCATGGCTCGCGCGCATTCAAGGCTCGAAGGATGCGACGCAGGACATCATCGAACAGGGCAAGAAGAACGTCCGCAAGTATCGCAACAAGCCGCTGAAGTCTCGACCGCGCGCCGATGTCGTGGCTGTGCCGGTGGACTTCACGAAGGTGGAAGCCAAGCGCCCGCAGTTGTTCTACCAAGTTCCGGAAGTCCAGTTGAACGGCCTCACGCCTGAGAGTGAAAAGACCGCTCCACTCTCACAAGCGGTGCTCAATCAGTATCTCGGCCCGAGCAAGATCAACATCAAGTCCACGATGGACGAGATCCTGTTCGACATTCTCTGTCCCGTGGGCTTCGGTGTCATCTGTCTCGGCTACGAAACGAAAACGCGCACCGTGCCGGCGCAAGTCGATCCGATGACGATGCAACCGATGGGACCGCCGACGCAGGTTCCCATCTGGGAGCAATACTTCGCGCATCGCGTCGCGCCTGGTCTGTTTCTCATCGATCCCGATTTCACCGGTTCTGATTTCGACCGCGCGCTGTGGCTCGGCTATCGGCGCTACAAGAACGTGCCGGCCGGCACACCGGGCGCCACGTCACGGTCGAAAGACGACGATCGACTCCTGAGTGACCCGAAGACGAAAGAACGCGGCGGCGTGCCGCGCAAGTGGGGCACCGTCGTCTGGTATCGGACCATCATCGAAGATCCAGACGCGCATCCAGACGCCTTCCGCACGTTCACATGGTGGGACGGCGACGACGCGCCCGAAGAACACCGAGACTCGCCATTCCAAACGACGGACGCGAACGGCAAGCTCGGCGGGTTGCTGTCGAATCCGATCAAAGTGCTGACGTTGCGTTACGTCTCGGACTGTGCGTTCCCGCCGTCCGACTGCGATATCACGCGCAATCTCGTAGATGAACGCTCGCGCGGACGCACGCAGCTCCTCCAACATCGCAACCGCACGCTCCCGGTGACGTTCTTCGACTCCACGCGCGTCGGCAAAGAGGCGATGGAGAAGATCGAAAAGGGCGACATCGACCAGTTGGTCGGGATACCGAGTGTCGATCCGACGATGTTCGTTCCGCTCCAGCAAGCGGACTTGAAGCCGACGAACTACGAGTTCGATCGCGTCGCGGAGAAAGACACGAACGAAGCATGGGCGTTGAGTCCGAATCAGTCTGGCATGGCGTCCGAGAACGTCATCACAGCGACCGAAGCGCAGACGATGAAGGCCGGCGCGGACACACGGCTCGACTACGAGCGCGGCAAGGTGGCGCTGTTTTTCTGCGAGAAGATCGCCGCGTCGGTCATGACGCTGATTCAGTTGTTCGCGGACCAGACCAGTTACGTGCAGATGCTCGGCGGCAAACTCGCGCCGCAACCGCCGCAGGGCATGGACCCGATGGCCGCGGAGACGCAAGCGGCCTCGAATCTGGTCGCGTGGAACAAGCAGAACATTCAAGGCGAGTTCGCCTTCAGCGTGAAACTGAACTCGCAGCTTCGGCCGGACACCACGGCCGACCAGCAACGCGCCGTGCAGTGGCTGAACGTCTCGGCACCGTCGCCGCATATCAACCAGGCGGAAAACTGGAAGATGATGGCGCACGCCTTCGGCCTCGACCCGAGCCTCATCATCGCGCAGCCGCAACCGCCGGCACCTGAGAAGCCGAAGGTCAGCATCTCCATCAAGGGAGAAGATCTCAGCCCACTCTCGCCGCAATACGCGAACGTGTTGCAGATTCTCACCGCACAAGGCGTCGAAGGCTTAGCGCCCGTTCCGGCACCGATTGTGAATCCGACACAGGAGACGACCGCCGAACAAGCGCCCGTGCTGAGCAAGCATACGGGCGACCTCACAGGCCGGTTGCCCGGTGGCGGGTCCGTCGTGAAGCAGCAATCTGATGGGACGGTGCAGTGATGGTTGAGCAAAAAAAGAACCGACGCGATCTGACCGAGCGCAACCTTCCGCCGATCAAGCGGCTCGTGGCCGAAGTCGAAGCGTTGAAGCAGCGGCTGACCGACCTCGAAGCGAAGCACGAACGGCTCGACACGCTGATGGGCGCGCATCTCAACGAAGGCAAGCTCTGACGATGCCCGTCTACGAGCGCAAGTGCCAGAACCTCGCGTGCGATTGGACGTCTGATTTCTGTCTCGAGAAATACGAGGACAAGATCAAGCCGTGCCCGACGTGTGGACACTTCACCGAGCGCGTGTGGACCAGTGGACCGGCCGTCATCCCTGACACGTTCTCGACGCCGTTGGTCGATACGAACATGGAGCGCACGCCGCGCACGTTCCACTCCCGGAGTGAACACGCCCGCGCGCTCAAGGCCGCGAACCTTCGCATCAAGGACTCGCACGTCGGCACACAAGGCTCGGACAAATCTCCGCACACCACACGATGGGTCTGATTGTCGATTCCGCCGTCGGCCTCAACGGCATGACGCCGCCGCTCGCGCCGCTCTCCAAAACGGAAGCGGAAGCGATTGCGTGGTTCCACGCCTTCTGTGCTCGGCACGATCTCGCCGTCGCCTATCGGTGCGTGTTCTGCTTCAAGGCGAATCGACCTGACGGCTGCAATCAGCGTGGCGAGAAATGCCTGACGCCGCGTTCCGTGCGGATTACCTGTCGGTGTGGCGTGCGCGAATACACGGCGCCGATGGGCACGGGCGACTTGGCGACGCACCTCTCGAACACGGCGAAGGTCATGGGCGATGAAACGACCAGCCACGTGAACTTCGACAACGGCGAATCGGCGGACTTGCCGGCACAGGTGCTGACCGATGAAGAAGCCGGGATTATCCGGTTCTACCATCGGATCGTGAAGGCGATCGGGCTGACACCGAAGCTCATCCACAAGCCCTGCTGGGACCGCCGCACGGCCGACGCCTCGATGATGCACACACACGTCGATGACGGACAGATCGGCCTGTTCTGCAAGTGCCGCGTCTGGTTCTACCAGGGCGCGACCCGTTCGCATTGACAGTGTCGGCCTAGCACGCGCATACTGTGCGCGCAATACCACTTTCGGTTACTGGCCTCCGATATCGGCCAGTGAGTCCATTTGCCAGAAGCCACCGAAACAGTCACAGGCGCTACGACGACCGCTGCCCCCGCAGTGGTGAGTGAGGGGTCGCCGTCCTCAACTCCATCCACCAGTTCTGACTCCGCTACTCCCGCCACGTCGGCTCGACCCGCTGAATCCGCGAAAGGATTTCGTGAGGCGCTCGAGAAACGGGTGCAGAACGCAGGACCAGCCACGCCCGCTGCCGGCGAAACGCCAGCAGTGCCGCGCGGTCCCATTCCTTACGACCGTCACGAAGCGGTGCTCAACAAAGCGCGTGAAGATGCGCGGGTCGCGCAAGAAGCGGCCATCGCGTCAGCGCGTGCCGAGGTAGCGAAGTCATACGGGATTGACGCGAGTGTCGATCCGACCCAGGTGCAGCGCCAACTGCAAATCATCGCAGCCATGCGCCAGAACCCTGTCGCCTTCCTTCAACAGATGGCGACGGAGATTCAGCAAGACCCGCACTACTCGCAGGTCATGCGGAGTTGGGCCGGACAAGCATTAGCGACAGGACGAGCGGACGGACAAGCCGCAGACCCCATGCCGGAAGCCGACATCCCTGTCGAGGGGGGCTACAAGCTCTACTCAGAACAGCAGATGTCGAAACTGCGGGAATGGGATCGACGGCAGATTCTTGCCGCGGTGCGAGCGGACATCGCGCCA